CGAACATCCGCCGCGCAAAAGCAGGCTGCTCAGGAGCTGTTCAACGCAGGCAAGATCGACGTGCTTATCGGTCAGATTGGTGCAATGGGCGTGTCGTTAAATATGCAGGGTGGCTCACATATTATCGAGGTCGAACAGGACTGGTCTCCTGCTATCATGGACCAGTTTCGAGCGCGGTGTCATCGAATGGGACAGAAAAACCGTGTCCATGTGGACTGCTTCCATGCCGATACCAAGTTGGACAGGGCAGTTAAACGTATTAGTTTAGCCAAGCGCCGAGGCCACAATACTTTGATGGATCAGGGGGCGTCCGCATGAAAAATAAAATACCGCCGTTTCCTCTATCACGGCCTACCCTTGAAGAAGCCAAAGAAGATTTTAATGCATTGATTAAAAGCAAAGTAGATATAAAAGAAGGCTGCTGGCAAGCAAGAGGTGGAGTTGTTGGCTCTGACTACATAGGACTGGACAGAACGGGAAGTAAAGTTTCAAACCACTACCATTGGTTTGCTCGTATGGCTTGCGACAGCTTAAACTCTCCGAGTGCTATGCGGAGTTGGTACTCAAAACAATTTCGTAAGGGAATAGAGAACAGTAAGTTTTACGCAAAAAATCCTGCTAGTGCTTTGATGCTACGAAAATATATCCCCAGCCAGTTTAGACCTGCAGCGGCTAAAAGTCTTCTTGAACATTTTAAAGTAAAAAAATGGTATGACCCTTGCGGTGGTTGGGGGGACCGTTTATGCGCCGCGCAAGCGGCAGGGGTTGAGTACCACTGCCGTGATGTAAACCCGCTCGTTTTTTCTGGTTACTCCGCACAGCAGGAAGAGTATGGCGGAAACGTCAGTTTTGAATATAAAGGCGCGGAAGAAGATGCACCAGAAAAAGGTTATTTTGATTTTGTATTTACTTCCCCACCCTATTGGAAACAAGAACAGTATATGGGAAAAGAGCAATCCTTCCTTAAATATAAGGGGTTTGAGAATTGGAGAGATAGTTTTTTACTTCCTATGATGGAGAACGCTTGGGATGCGCTTTCGCGTAACGGAGTGTTTGCTATTAACATATCGAATGTTTACGCCAACCACACGGAAAACGATATTTTCTCACCTGTGCTTTCTTTTATAACAGAAAAAACCCAAGACTTTTCAATGATAGGATATCAAATACCTAAACGCCCGGGTCAACATTCTCTTAAGCATAACAAAGAGAAGGGGATTTTTGTTGAGCCCATTTTAATTGGGGTTAAAAATGTGGCGTAGGTTTTTAGCATGGCTGGGGTTGCGGCGGAAACGCCGCACGCCTGTAGTTATTCGTAACGTGAGGAAATGGAAATGTTGAACATCAAAGATGCGGTGATGCGAGGCCGCCAAACTTTAGAGAGTAAAAAGAACTGGGGCTTTGACCGCCAGAAATATCTTAACAGCTCAGAGGCTGGCTGGTGCATTCGCCGCATCTGGTACTCCAAGCACCAACCAGAACTTGCGGAACCGCAGCAGTGGGGATATGCACGTCGAGGTTCTCATGGAGAACATTACGTTGTAAACAGTTTGCTTGCCGCAAACGTGCCTTTGATTATGGCAGGAGATGATCAGGTTAGCCTGCAAGATGAGAAACGCCGATTGAGCTGCAGCCCTGACGGTGTGTTTGCCTACGAAGAAGATAAAGAGTGGATTGGCTGTGAGATTAAAACCATTGACCCAAGAACAAACAGGGACAACCTGCCGAAGGCGGAGCATAAAACCCAGTTTGATTTGGCAATGAATTTGTTAAGCGATCATATGAAGCCCACAGGTTTTAAGTTGAGCCGAGGTCTTTTGATCTACATGGACGCCAGTAATTTTGATGACATCATTCAATTTGAAATTAAGGTTGACCCCAGCACCCCAGATCGTCTGGCTAAAAAGGCATCTAAGATTTTTAGAACTAAAGATGTGTCGGTTTTAGATCGTGAAGGTAAGAGAGCTGGGGGCAAGGAATGTAAGCTGTGCGCTTTCAAGAAGGCTTGCGGGGTGGACATCGAAGACACTACCAACCGTAAAAGAGCAAACAAGGGTTCGCGGTTTGATGTAAGTGTACTGCAGTACATGGAGATTAAAGCTGCGGAGGATTTATTAAAAATACAAAAGGCTGACTGCGCCGAAAGTATAAAGGGAGAGCTGCAGAGCCGAGGCATTCGCAAAGCGATTGTCGGGAACATTGAAGTTTCATTGGCTTCAATTAATGGTCGAAGGTCATTAGACAAGAAGGCCGTGGCGAGGGCAGGAATAGACCTGTCCCCGTTTGAAACTATCGGCGCTCCTTCCGAGCGCCTTAACGTAAATAGTAGCAAAGGATAAAAGTAATGAGTAGCGAATTAATGAAGTATGTTGAAAACGCCAATCTTCCTGCTATGTCAGACGAGGCGATGGCTAACGCCTTACAAAACGCAGGAGGGGAAGCTGCACCGGGAGGTGAGGGCGTCCAGTATCTTTCCTTTAGTGGAAAAAGCGGAACGTATCAGCTTGGACAAAACAAGGAAGAGCCAGAAGGCTTATTTATTGTTGAGCCTAAGTCTATTGTCACAGGCTGGATTTGTTGGATGAAGAATAGACCAGTAGATCGAGTTGAGTGGTCTATCTATCAGACTGAGAAAGCCATCGATGAGGAAGATTTGGATGACCACGGTCCATACCGAGAAGCACAGGGCGAGGGCTGGTTTCAATCCTTGGGCTTTGGTTGTATCAGCTTAGACGATAAAGAGGTTCAAGTAAAATTTTCTAACAACTCAAAAAGTGGTCGCAATTCTATCCGAGCCTTGATGGATGAAATTCGCAAGCGGGTTCTTGCTGGCGAACCGTCTATGCCGATCATTGAGTTTGATGTCGAAGAGTTTACCGCTCAGGATCAAAGAAACTACAAACCCCTTCTCCGTGTGGAGGCATGGGTATCTAGGGGGGCAGTAGCAGCTTGGGTAGACGGAAGTCTTGACCAAGATAAACTGCTGGCTGGTGAGCTGCCTAAAAAGAAGAAACGGAACGGCAAGAAGTAAAAAGAATTAGCCCCGCGAAATTTACTCTCGCGGGGCTACTTCCTATACTAACTGCAGTCTACTTTTAAGAGCAGGAGGTCAATCACTGCATGACTAAAATACCGAATTATCAAAGAGTGTCAACTAAAACAGGTTTAAAGAAATTATTGTCTCGATGTTCTGGGGCGGCTGCTTTGGATTTTGAGACTACTGCGCTTCGCCCAGAGCATGGAAGAGTTCGTCTCGTGTCTCTGTCTAATGACCAAGTTAATGCCGTTGTGGATTTTGACCGTATTCGAGGAGGGTTTAAATCTGTAGCTAAGTTGTTTGAGATTGATTGCGACTGGGTTGTCTTTAACGCAGGGTTCGAGTTACGCTGGTTTTATAACGCTAGGGCAAACCCTAGTTGTGTAGATGTAGGTTTTCTTCGACGAGCTATATTAGGGGGTGGCGGATACTCACTGGCTAAATGTGTACAGTGGGATTTAGGAATTGATATGTCTAAAGAGATGCAGGTTTCTAACT